AAATGAGATTGAAAACAAGTGCTTATCAAATATCTAAAAATTATATCAAGAAAGTGCTTGACAAAAGGTACAACACATGATATAATATAATCAAGATAAGAGATAAGGAACGGATAACAAATGAGATTGAAAACAAGTGCTTATCAAATATCTAAAAATTATATCAAGAAAGTACTTGACAAAAGGTACAACACATGATATAATATAATCAAGATAAGAACTAAATGCACCTTGACAACTGAATAAAGTTAGGTTTCTCCTATATTATTTGGTTAGGGCTACCGATTTAGTCGTGGCATCAAAGCAAGTAGTCCTTTACTCATAAGAGTACAAATTTTATAGAAAAGAGGTAAAAACTATGAATAAAACTGAGAAAGCTGTCAATAATAGTATTATAGAAAAAGAGTGGGAAAAAGCAAAGCAGGAAATTGACCACAAATGCGGTACTAGATTAAGAACTTGCACAGCATGGGTGTATGAAACTAAAGACTATTATTTTCTTCGCTCATATAATACAACAGTAGCTTTCATTGACAAAACAACAGACATTTGTTATGACGTTTTAAGGCTTGTATACGGATACACAGCTACATCAGCACAGCATATTTCAAAATTTGACCACGATTACGGACAAGGTAAATGGGGCTGTAAAGAACGTAAAACATGGATGCCCTAGTAGCACACAGCAGGGTGCAAGTCCCTGCAAGGGTTTTACCGCAATAGTGCGGAACATTTAATAAGAAAAGGAGAAACAAATTATGGCAAGAACAAGAATGGTAACAAGAACAATTAACGTAACAGCAATCGAGGCAATGTGTGTAGACACATTAACAGCAGATGTGTCAATCAAAGAGCTTGAATTAACTGGTGAAACATTCACAGAAGAAAAAGCACTCAAAGCACTCAAGAAAGAGTACGAAACAGACACATTCAAAGTTGTAGCTATTCAGAAAATGGAAGTACATGAAGAAATGTACGGACTAAAAGAAATTGATTTTCTTAAAGTAGCACAAAAGTTAGACCCTGCTACACGTAAAGCATTAGAAAATGAAGAATAGCACATAGCACTTACCCAGTACTTTCCTAGTGAACAGAAATGGGTAGATTCTAAAAAATCAGAATTATTGATGATAATGTTATTCTTTGCGGCGAAATGAGGTACTACTATGTGGCATGAATTTAGCACTGGTTTATCAGACAATCTAACAGAAGTAATGAAAATTATTGATGATGCGCTTTGTTATGGTTTTGAGTTCAAAGTGGAAAACCACAAACTTTATTTTAGAGAAGTTTCATAGTTATCCACATTATCAACAAAGTTATCCACACCAAAAATTTCATCAAAATTTAAAATTAAATATTGACAATGTACCTATATTATGGTACTATTAAAGAGTAGTAAACAGCTATCTTAAAAAGCCGAACAACCCCATGTTCAACTGGTGTGTAGGACAAGTCCTATTGTACGTTCATTGCGTACCACACCATTCGTACAAAGAATTAAAGCCTTTGTACTAGCAACCAAATAAGCCTAAGAATGAAAGGAGTACCAAAAATGGCAAGAAAACCAATGGTAACAAGAACAATCGTAACAACAAAGGTAAACGTACTCTGCCTTGACATCAATAGTGCAGAACCATTCAACAAAGTTGTGACACTTCCTCGTACATACAAGGATGAAAAGAAGTTGCTCAAAAAAGTTGAAGAAGTTGTAAACACTGATGGAGTCAAAGCGGTACACGTTGTTGACAAGGAAGAAGTTGAAACTTTGTACGGAATGACAGAGCAGGACTTCATCACAAATGCGACAATTCTTGACCCTGCTACAAGAAAAGAACTTGAAGCAGAAACAGAAGAAACAGAACAGTAAGAATAGGAAAAGGAGAACAAAATCATGACAGGATATTCAGTAGAAATTAAGGAAACAAGTAGAGAATTAACAGCAAAACAGAGAATTGCAGTAAAAGACACCTCTGATGCAATCAAGCTTGACACAGCTTGTGATGAAACCGCTGTTATCATTGAACCAGTAGACTACGCTGTTTTAGCAATTCACAATGAAAAATCTGATAATGTAGACTATGAAAACTATGTTATCATTGACAAAAATGGTGACAAATATGTTACTGGTTCAACAAGTTTTTGGAGTTCATTCATGGATATTTATGATGAAATGTATGGCGAAGAAGAAGCTTGGTCAATCAAAGCTTACAAACTTGACAGCAAAAACTACAAAGGAAAGAAATTCCTTACTTGTTCAATCATCTAGGTAAAATTATCCTAGTACAAGCCTCTAGGTTTTAAACCTAGGGGCTTATTTTAAATTTACAGAAATGGGGTACAATTTATGGCAAAGAGAAATAAGCAAACAGAGAATCAAAAAGCATATCAAAAAGAGAGAAGAAGATTACTACAAGCTGTTCGCAGAGCAGAAAAACAAGGGTACATTTTTCCAGAAGATGTTGTACCAGAATTACCAAAAAGAGTTACAAAGAAACAGTTAGAAAAGATACAAAAAACAAAACCAAAACAGTTATATAAAAAAGCTGAATTTGTCTATCAAGAAACTGGTGAAGTAGTTCCTGCTGAACAAAGAAAACAAGAAGTAAAACAAGAAGCAATAAAGAAAGCAAAAGAAACAAGAAAAAGAAAAAAGAAAATAAGTATACCTAGTGTACCCACATATTATCCAACAATTAGTATTATTGATACAATTAGGGATAGAATATCAGAACTAACTAGAGAAGCAAAACCCCCAATTCCTATTGATAACAGAAAAAATGAGTTGTTAGCTATATTTGAAGATACTTTAACAATGTTTGATGATAATATAATAGAATATGAACATTATCTTGAAGCACATGAAAGTGAAATTGCTGAACTGTTAAATGTTATTTCTTATGACAGCAACGCAGAACAAATATCAGCTTCGTTTGTTGCACTAGGTAGAATTTTAAATATGCAACCCTTATCAATGTCGCAAGCTGAAAATTTATCTATGATGACAGAATACTATAATTAATAGGGGTGTGTAAATTGAAAGTTAAAAAGTTCCGCTATTTTATGTGCGACTTTGAAACCACAGTTTACAAGGGTCAAGTTAATACAGAAGTTTGGGCTAGTGCAAGTGTAGAACTGTTCACAGAAGATGTAAAAATTTTTCATAGTATAGAAGAACAATTCTATTATTTCAAATCATTAGATACAAATATTTGTGCTTATTATCACAACTTAAAGTTTGACGGTGCTTTTTGGTTGTCTTATCTACTAGTGGACTTAGGTTTTAAACAAGCCTATACCCCACTAAACGAACAAGAAACTGAAGTTGAATGGTTAAAAGAAAAAGAAATGCCTAACAATTCTTTTAAATATTCAATATCAGATAAGGGGCAATGGTATACTATAATTATTAAAGTAAATAATCATTTTATTGAAATAAGGGATAGCTTAAAACTATTACCATTTAGTGTTAAAAGAATAGGACAATCATTTGCTACAAAGCATAAAAAACTTGACATGGAATACAATGGTTTCAGATATGCAGGATGTAATATAACAGAAAAAGAAAAAGAATACATTGCAAATGACGTACTTGTTGTAAAAGAAGCATTAGAAATAATGTTCACAGAGGGGCATAACAAATTAACAATAGGTTCATGTTGTTTGGAAGAGTATAAAAGGATAATGGGTAAAGAAGATTATGAAACTCTTTTCCCAAGTCTAACTGATTATTTGCTAGACACCTCAAAACATAAATACACAACCGCAGATGCATGGATAAGAAAATCTTACAAGGGTGGTTGGTGCTATTTAGTAAAAGGTAAAGAAAATCAAATAAAAACAAATGGTACAACAGCAGATGTAAACTCATTGTATCCAAGTATGATGTCAAGTGAAAGTGGAAATGCTTACCCAGTTGGAAAACCTACGTTTTGGGTTGGTGACTTTATACCGGATGAAGCATTAAAAAGCAATAGGTACTACTTTGTAAGAATTAAAACACGTTTTTATTTAAAACCAAACTATCTACCATTTATACAAATAAAAGGCAACTATTTATACAAGGGCACAGAAGCATTAGAAAGTTCAGATGTGTACGATAAAAAGACCGACAAATATTATGACCATTACTATGATAAAGCAGGAAACCTACACAACACAAGAGTTGAATTAACATTAACAATGACGGATTACATTTTAATGAAAGAACATTATGAATTAGTAGATTTTGAGATAATAGATGGTTGTTACTTCTTTACCGCAACTGGAATATTTGACGAGTACATGGAAAAGTATAAAAAGATTAAGCTTGAAAGTAAAGGTGCTTTACGAGAATTAGCAAAACTTTTCTTGAATAATTTGTATGGTAAAATGGCAAGTAGTGAAGATAGTTCTTTTAAAGTAGCTATTGTGAAAGAAAACAAAGCACTTGGTTTTATTTCAGTTCCTGCTAATGATAAACAAGCAGGGTTCATAGCTGTTGGTTCAGCTATTACATCTTACGCTAGAAATTTTACAATAAGAGCCGCACAGAAAAATTATTATGGTAAAGATAAACGTGGTTTTATATATGCTGACACAGATAGTATTCACTGTGACTTAAACCCCGAAGAAATTAAAGGCATAAAAGTACATGATAGAAACTTCTGCTGTTGGAAATTAGAGAGTTGTTGGGATGAAGCTATTTTCACTAGACAGAAAACATACATTGAACACGTTACGCATGAAGATTTAGAGCCTATTGATAACCCTTATTATAATGTTAAGTGCGCAGGTATGCCACAAAAATGTAAAGATTTATTTGTAACTTCAATGTTAGGATATGAACCAAAAGAAGATGATAAATATACAGAGGATGAACTAAAATTCTTGAAAACAAAAAGAACATTGATGGACTTCAAAATAGGTTTAAAAATTCCCGGAAAATTAATGCCAAAAAGAATACGTGGTGGAGTACTATTAGTTGATACAACTTATGAAATGAGGTAACAAATATGATAAAAAGAATTATAAGATTATTATACATGAAATGGATAAAAAGAAATTGTAAGCATTGTTGTTTATTTTGTGAATATAAAGATATATGTTTAAAAGAAGAATGGTACTAAAATTAAGAAGAGCAGGGCAACTAAGTTGTATCCTGCTCTTACTTTTTATATCTATAACATTTGCAATTCAAAAGCGGTCAGCGAAACCGACAAACAATATGGCACTATCTTCCAAGTGTGCTATCCACATTGTTCAGAAGAATATACAAATGCAGATACCTAATATGAAATACATTTTAACAAGGCTTCTTTACTTTTTAAATCTTTAAATCTGAAAGCACCGTGTTCAAAAAAATATCTAAGATTTGTAATAAACATATCATTATTCTTTAACATCACATAATTAATATTGTGGTCATCTGTTGTAACACTAATTTTGTTAGGAAAAGATTTATCAGCATGGTCATCACAATATAAAATACCTATGTCTTTATACTCTCTAATAGCAAAATCGTTTCCACAGTATCTAATAGTAGCAAGATACCTACTACTACAATTTTGTGGTGTATCTATAAATGCTAAGTTATCATTTAAGTAAACATTTTCACTACTATATGCAACATACTGATTGTTTTTAAATGCTCTATTTACACCGCTTTCCTTTTGAGCCTGCGAAGCTGTTTCAATGAAACCATTTTCAAGTATAAAACCATCACCCCTTAGAAAGTTTGTATCTTTATTTAATCTACTACTAATTCCCAATTCGTTATAATATGGATTGATAATACTAACTTGATTGCCTAGCATATATACTGGAACATATCTTACTTGTTCCCCTTTACCCCTAGCAATAGAAGTATGTATACTTAAAAATTTTCTTATTTCATCACTACAATAATGATTAGTTTCACTTTGAAATTCGTCAAATAAAATGCAATCAACGTCACTAAATAGATGTGAATATTTTTTCAACTGGTCTGCACTATTTAATGAAATAGCATAACCACAACTTTCTGCTGTTTCTTCATCATGGTTTTTAATTAAAAATAACTCATGGAATATACCACTTGCTCTTCTTTTGCTAGTCATTTCTAACCCAGTAAAGAACAACCCTTTTAAATCTTTAAAGAATTTATCTGCCACATCATCAAGTTCATAATTATATCTATAAAGAAGTGCAAATTTTTTACCCTGCTTTATAAACCTATTTACAACTAATCTGCCAAAATAGGTTGTCTTACCGCCAGTTCTATTTGTTGTACATAAAAACAACTCTGGTGTTTTACCATTTAAGTCTTTCATTGATAATAATTTAGTACCGTCGTAATAATTATTTTTCATATTGTTGTACCTTTTCCTTTTAATGATGTAATTTCTTCCTTATTATTATAACATAAATATTGCAAAATAGCAATAAAAGTGTTATAATTAAAGAAAAAGAAAGGGGTAAAAATATGGATGTAGGAACTATTACACAAATTGTTTCAACAGTTGGTTTCCCTATTGCAATGTGTGTAGCACTTCTTTGGTACATAAAAGATATAGCGGACAAGCATAAGCAGGAAACAGAAAAGTTCACAGAAGCACTAAACAATAATACACTTGTATTACAGAAACTATGTGATACTATTGGTGTAGAAAGAGAGGTGTAAAAACTTGTCAAGAAACTTATCAGCAAATGGATTGAATTTGATTAAAAGTTTTGAGGGTTGTAAATTAAAAGCTTACAAATGTTTACCAACAGAGAAGTACTATACAATAGGGTATGGACATTATGGTTCAGATGTAACAGCAGGAATGAAAATCACAAAAGAGCAAGCAGAAGAATTGCTTTTACAAGATTGTAAAAAAGCAATTAAAAATGTTAATTCTTTTATGAGTAAATACAACTTCAATCAAAATCAATTTGATTCGTTAGTTTCATTTGCTTTTAATGTTGGTAGTATTAATCAATTAACAGCTAGTGGAACTAGAACATTAGAACAGATTAGTTCAAAAATAACAGCTTATAACAAAAGCGGTGGAAGAGTTATTGCAGGACTTGTAAAAAGGAGAGCAAAAGAAAAAGAATTATTTGATACTCCAACAAGTACAACAGTAAAGAAAAGTAATGAAGAAATAGCAAAAGAAGTTGTAGCAGGAAAATGGGGAAATGGTAATGCAAGAAAAACAGCTTTAACAAAAGCAGATTATGACTACAAAACCATTCAATCATTAGTTAATAAGCTACTAAAAGGATAGTTATGGCATGGATATATAACATAGGTGTAGCTAAATATTTTAGTACATCACAGATGCAAAATAACGCAACAGAGTTCTACAACTACTTTATTAATAAAGGTGCTACTCTTGAAGCTATTTGCGGTATGCTTGGTAATATACAAAGAGAGAGTACTTTGAACCCAGGAATTAAGCAAGGTAGTTCAATATCTTTAGGTTGGGGTTTAATACAATGGTCACCATCAACTGTATTAACTAATTGGTGCAACACTTATAATTATAATTGGTATGATGGTACAGCGCAATGTGAAAGAATTTTCTGTGAGGGTGATGGAACAAAGGATGCAAGTGGTTATTGGTTACCAACATCTGAATATTCATATAGTTGGTCTGAATTTTTAGAACTCACTGATGTTGCAGAAGCTACAAAAGCTTATTTATATGAAAGAGAAAGAGCAGGAGTTGAAGCTTTAAATGACAGATTACAATATGCTAGTGAATGGTATGAATATTTTAGTGGTACACCAGTTCCACCAACTCCACCTACACCACCTACACCTAGAAAGCGTAAAACAATGCCTATCTATATGATGTTAAGGAAATATTAGACTATATGAAAGGAGAATTAAAATGGCAGTACTTAACAAAGAAGAATTTATGAAGCGTCTACAAGAACGCATTGGCGAAGATACTTCTGATGAAGCTATGACATTCATTGAAGATATGACAGATACATTCAATGACATGGAAACACGTTCAAGTGGTAATAACGATGAACAGTGGAAAAAGAAGTATGATGAATTGGACAAATCTTGGAGAAAGAAATATAAAGATAGATTTTTCAATTCAGAAACAACTCCTGCTGATACTAAGGATGAGCAGGAAGATGATGTAAAAGATGATGCGAAAGAGAAAACTTACGCAGACTTATTTGAAGAAAGAGAGGGATAATTATTATGGCCACTAAACCGAAGATTGTAACACTAACTAATTCATCTGTTGACATTCTTAATGTTATCAGAAACAACGCAACTGTAAACTATCAGAATTATGTACCGCAGGCTACTGCTGATGCAGATAGTATTAGAGAAATTGGTGCGGTAATTATGGACAATCCGCAGTTACAGAATGAGTTTTTATCTGCACTTGTTAATCGCATTGGTCGTGTACTCATTACTTCAAAAATGTATGACAACCCTTGGTCAATGTTCAAAAAGGGTATGCTCGAATTTGGTGAAACCATTGAGGAAATCTTTGTTAATATTGCAAAGCCTTACCAGTTTGACCCATCTGTTGCAGAGAGCAATCTCTTTAAGAGAGAAATTCCTGATGTACGTTCTGCTTTTCATATTATGAACTATCAGAAGTACTACAAAACTACCATTCAAAATGACCAGTTAAGACAGGCTTTTCTTTCTTGGCAGGGTATCACAGACCTTATTGCTAAAATCGTAGATGCTATGTATACTGGTGCTAACTATGACGAGTTTCAGACTATGAAGTATATGCTTGCAAAGCACATACTTGATGGAAGAATGTACCCAGTTACTATTCCTACTGTATCAGAGGAAAATATGAAGTCTATTGTTAGCACTATTAAGGGTGTATCTAATAATTATGAGTTTATGTCAAGCAAGTATAACCTTGCAGGAGTACAGAATTTCTCAAGAAAAGCTGACCAGTATCTTCTTATTAACTCTAAATTTGATGCAACCATGGATGTTGAAGTTCTTGCTTCTGCTTTCAATATGGATAAGGCTGAATTTGCAGGAAAGAGAGTGCTTGTAGATAGCTTTGGTTCTCTTGATATTGCTAGACTTAATGTACTCTTTGCAGATGACCCAACTTATACTGAAATTGGTGAAGCTGACCTTAAAGCACTTGATGCAATTCCTTGTATCCTTGTTGATAAAGATTGGTTCATGATTTTCGATAACTTCTATAACTTCACAGAGCAGTACAATGGTGAGGGTCTTTACTGGAATTATTGGTATCACGTTTGGAAAACCTTTAGTGTTTCTCCATTTGCAAATAATGCACTCTTTATCCCTGGAACTCCTGCGGTTACTAGGGTTGTAGTTTCTCCTGCAACTGCTACTGTTAAGGCAGGTCAGAGTTTATCACTTTCAGCGGTTGTTCAGACAGAGTTCTTTGCACCACAGACAGTTGATTGGACTTCTAATACAGAGGGTGTAACTGTTAATAAGGGTGGTGTAGTAACAGTTGGTACTGATGTTTTAGTAGAAACACAAGTAACCATCACTGCTACTTCTACTTACGATAGTGAAAAGACTGGAACTTGTACTATTACAGTTGAGTAATTAAATAGGGGAAGCAGAAATGCTTTCCCTTATTATAAAGGAGAAATAATATGTATATTGAACCTAATAGTAATATTAAAATTTATCATAATGTTCCATTAGATAATACATATAATCACACCTTATATTTCAGTAGTTTAGCAGAGCAGAACACTTATTTTCACGCAAACCAAAATATTATTAAATATAATCTTACTGCACAAAGTTACCAAAGAGTTGTAAAAGGTAGTATGAGAGTAGCAGTAAAAGCTGACAACCTTTACGATTGTAACTATTTATCGTTTCAAAATGCTTCATTTGGAACTAAATGGTTTTATGCTTTTATCACTAGTGTTGAATATATTAATAACGAAACTAGTGAAATCACCTTTGAAATAGATGTAATGCAAACTTATTTCTTTGATACTATTCTAAAAAGATGTTATGTAGAAAGAGAACATAGCACTACTGATGTTGCAGGAGATAATATTTTAGCTGAAAATGTTGATATTGGTGATATAACTTGTAATGCAGTGAGTGGAAGTGGCCATTTTTCAAGCTATGTTGCAGTTGTTGCTACTGCTTATGACCCAGATGGGCAAGCAGGTGGTTACCAAGGTGGGTTGTTTAGCGGTGTAAATTATATTGCAGGACTTATAGATACACCAGGACAAGTTCAATCATTACTTGATTATCTTGATGCAACAGTAGATGCAAATAAGCAGGATAGTGTTGTTTCTATATTTATAATGCCACATGAGTTTTATACTACCGGAGAATATCCAAGTGTTCAAGTATCAAGAGTACAGAAAAATAGTTCACTTCATGGATATACACCACGAAATAAGAAATTGCTTACTTATCCTTATAACTATCTGTCAGTAGATTGCGGTAATAATGATGCAATTTATAGATATGAATGGTTTAATGGCGAATATTGTGACTTTGAATTAGTAGGAACTGTATCTTGTAACCCACAAATTATGCTTGTTCCCAAAGCTTATAATGGTGTAACTAGTGATAATTTTAACTATGTAGAAAAATTAGTAATGTCAGATTTTCCACAAGTTGCTTGGAGTATTGATGCTTTTCGTGCTTGGCTTGCACAAGAAGCAAGTACAACTGCTTTACAAGGAATTGCTAGTGGTGCTAGTACTGCTTTTGGTGCAATAAGTGGAAACCCAGTTGCAGTTGCAGGTGGTATAATGGGTCTTGCTAATACTGCAAATAGTGTAATACTTGCAACAAATAGACCACCACAAGCTAAAGGAACTAACAGCGGTACAATAGATGTTGCTAGTAGAACTAAAGATTTTTACTTTAGACAGATGCAAATTAGTGCTGAATACGCAAGAGTTATTGACGATTATTTTGACATGTATGGTTATGCAACTAGAAGAGTAAAAGTGCCTAATAGAAGTGCTAGACCTCATTGGAATTACGTTAAAACAAATGGATGTGTATTAAGTGGAAACGCACCTGCTGATGATGTAAGAAAAATTTGTGGTATATATGATAACGGAATAACATTTTGGAAATCAGCTAGTGAAGTAGGAAACTATTCTTTAGATAACTCACCTAGCTAGAAAGGAGTAGATAAGTGGGAAGAAAGAGAGATTTACAGTTTTGTGAAAGTGCTTATATGAATAATAGAGCATACTTGCTGTACTATAATAGGCTTACAGAATTAGCAATTAGTATGTTTGAATGGCAAAATCTACCTGAAACAGTTGACCAAAGATTTTTGGAAATGTGCTTATTTTGTGATGGGATGTGCGTATTCTTTCAAGATGAAGTACTTGGTTATTTATCACTTCAATGCATGATAGGCGGTAAGCTTAATGTTTATCGTATTCCGATGGAAAGAAAAGCCTATGCAACTAATGGTTATCAAAGAAAATTAGATGGTACAAATAGCATTATTATTTTTAATAACTATTTGCACACTAATTCTATGCTAGGTGTTGAAATGTTTAGTAAGAGATTATATAATCTTGATAGGGCAATAGATGTAAACGCTAATGCACAGAAAACCCCAGTATTGATACAATGTGATGAAAGCCAAAGATTAACAATGAAGAACTTATACAAACAGTATGAGGGTAATGAACCATTTATCTTTGGGTCAAAAGGGTTAGATGCAAATGGTCTTAAAGTTTTACAAACTGGTGCGCCTTATGTTGCAGATAAATTGTACGAACTAAAGACACAGATTTGGAATGAAGCATTGACATATCTTGGTATTAGTAATATAAACGTAGTTAAAAAAGAACGTATGATTACTGATGAAGTTACTCGAAATCAAGGTGGTACGGTTGCTAGTAGATATTCAAGACTTGAAAGTCGCAGGCAAGCTTGTAAACAAATCAACGAAATGTTTGGGTTAAATATTTGGGTTGATTATAGAGAGGACTTTCAAGATATAGAAGAACAACAAAACGAAAATGAAGAGGAAGAAAAAGAGTACAGAGGGGGTGAAGTAAATGAGTAAATACACAACAGAAGTTAGGTTCATTTGCGAAACCGCAAGCGGTCTAGGTGAAAGCAAAGGATATGCAGATGTTGATACTATTATTACAAATGCTATTCCTAAAATATTTACTTTTACTTTTCCTATCTTTGATGAAAACTATCGAACTGTTTTGGAAAAGAAAATTCTTAAGCACTTCTATACTAGAGAGATTTGTGAAGAAACAGTTGGATTGTGGAAGTTGAGATTGGATGCAAAGTTGAATGAGATAATGCCTTATTATAATAAGTTGTATAATAGTGAATTGTTGGAGTTTAACCCTTTGTATACTGCTAATTTGACTAGGAAAAAGAAAACTGATTATGATAGTAATAGGAATACTAGCAATAATGGAACAGTAAATAGCACAAGCAATAGTAATGGAAGTGGTACTGGTACTAATACCAATGTTGGTTTAGACTTATATAGCGATACTCCACAGGGTTCAATAACTAATGTTGAAAATGAAACTTATTTAACTAATGTTAGAAAAACTACTGATACTGGAAATAGTAGTTCTACTACATCTAATTCAACAACTGGTAATGTTACTAATAGTGATACTGGTACAGATGCTCTAAATAGCACAGAGGACTATCTTGAAACTGTTATAGGTTTTGAGGGAAGTAGTGCAAGTGATTTACTTATTAAATATCGTGATACTTTCCTTAATATTGATATGATGGTTATTGGAGATTTGGAAACTCTGTTCTTTCAGCTTTGGTAGAAAGGAGATACAATGGTTTATAAAGATTTGAACACTTTTAAGTTTTGGTGTCAGAAAGTTTTACCACTTGTTTATGATGATAGTTTAAGCTATTATGAAATTCTTTGCAAGGTTGTAGATTATATTAATAATATGATTGAAAATCAGAAAGAGTTTACTAATGAATTAGCTGAGCTTAAATCGGAACTAGACGTTGTTCAGAAGTGGATAGATGATTTTGACACAAGTTATGCTGAAGAAATTATAAAAAAATATTTGGCTACAATGATTTTTGTAGAAATTTCTGATGCTGGGTATTTTATTTATTATATACCCGAAAGTTGGAAAGACATTATGTTTGAAACAACTGGACTTGATGTTGATATTGACGACACAGAATATGGTAGATTAGTATTAAATTATTAAAAAGGAGAAATTAATATGGCAACTAGACAGTATATTGGTGCAAGATATGTACCTAAATTAATGGGTGAATGGGATAAAAATATTAGTTATGAAAATCTTGTTATAGTTACTTACAAAGGAAATAGTTTTACATCAAAACAGAATGTACCACAAGGTGTAGATATTTCAGATAAAAACTTTTGGGTAAATACAGCCAATTTTAATGCACAACTAATTACAATTAATGAGGAGATTAGTTCCGTTAATGGTGAAATTAGTTCTATTAATGGTGAGATTACTTCTATTAATGGTGAGATTACTTCTATTAATGGTGAGATTACTTCTATTAAAGAT